CCACCTGGACCCGTAGCATACGCTACTGAGTTCCTTATGGGAACCAAGGATTAGCGGGAAATGTGCGGGAAATCACGCACGCTAACGCGGCGCTTACGCGCCCAGGTAGCGGGTGCTAGCCGCATAGCACCCGCTGCGTGAGGCGATAGGCTGAGAGCTGTCCGTCACGCTGTCACTATGTGGCACAGCCTAAATACCTTCATAGGGCTAAATAGGGTCCATTTCCTCAGCTCTGTCAGTCTTTAATAGAGACAAGTAAAGACAAGAGTGACAGTCAATCAGAATCATAGGTTTACGGATGTCACGGTTCACGAAAAGCTAACACCCGATCCGGGACATACCGTGACAATGTCGCGCGGCGGAGTCGGTCTCCGCCACAAACGCTAGTTTTTCCCATGTTTCCTGGCTTACGTGCGTAACCCTGCTACGCACCATGCCACCCCCTCGACCTCCCCCGCCCCTGGCCCGGCCTCGGCGCCGCGTGTTTTTCGAGCGCCGCGCGCCGCCGCTAGCCGCGCACGCGATCGGAAATCCACGAAGGGGGCGGGAGACCCCTTTGAGGGACCCACGAGGTGGAGTACGCAAACCGGCGCTTAGTCTTGCGCAGCCTCATAGCTCTTCCACGAAGCGCGTAGCAGATGGTTCTCTTGCAGAACCACGTAGCAGATGCTTCAAAGCAGAATTGAGTAGCAGGTGGTTCCCATGGGAACCATTTGTGATTAGTCTCCGGCACCGGGCTAAAAGCGAAAGGGACCCAACGATGACCAACGACATGCCAACCCCGTACTACGGCTTGCTCTATGTGATCGACCCTGATTCCATCGCCTGGGCGACCAAGCACCAAGTGCCACGGGTGTACCTCGCGCGGGACGTGGAGGAGCTGCTCAAGCCGGGGTTGCCGGATCACCTGCTCGATGCGCACGCCATCGCCGAGGCGCGCGACCGCTTCAGGACTCAACTCGAATTCAGTCAGGCGTACGCCGAGCAGATGCGCTTAGCCTTACTGCAGCTCGTCCAGAACCCGGACCCCGAAGTGCACCGTGTGGCGTTCCATGCGCTGATGCCGGTGTCAAAGGTGGAATGGGTAAAGATGGAAAGTAGCGATGTAGGCTGAGGCTCGTGTAGCGTTCGGGCTACCCCGGCGGGTCTTTAGCGAGGGACCCAAGCCGGGGACCCATTTCAAAGACGGGGTGGCCCTAAGATGTCTTGGAATAGAACCTACTCTCACACGGTCGCCCTTGGCGCCGATCGTTTCGCCGCTGCGGTCGTCTTCAACCAAGCCGACATCACGGTCAGCTCCTTGTGCTGGATCGTGCGCACCTACGATGCGGCACTCGCCAGCCCGATCCACACCCCACTGACCCCGCTCGACCTCTCGGCGATCTCTGCCTTCAAGATGATGAATCTCTACGGGTGGCAGGTATCGCTGCTGCGGTGGATCGGCAAGGATCTGGAGGCGTTCTTCCCTGGTCACTGTGCTAAGGCGCGCGAGGGGGACATCAGCACGAGCGAACGCGCCCGGCTGCTCTTGGGTGTCGCTTCCAACGGTACGCTGCTGCGCGTGGTGCCAACGTGATCTGGCTGCGCTTCATCGGGATTCAGATCGCACAGTTGCTGGCCGCCTTCGTCATGGCCTTTGTGCTGATTCCGTTCTGCCTCCTCCAGGCGTGGGAAGACGGGGGCATCTCCATCAAGGACGGCCGGCCGATCGACCGTTGGAAGTGGAAGCCCCTGAACCTGATCAGCGGCAATCCCGAGGACGGTGTGTCGGGGCGCTATGCGCTCGTGAACGGCAACCAACCCTACATGCCGGGCGCCTCGGCGTTCTGGCGTGCGTACAGTTGGTCCGCGCTGCGCAACAGTGTTGATGCCCTGAAGTATCGGTTCGCAATCCCCGGTGCGCCACTCATTCAGTGGAAGATCACGATCAGCGGTAAGGCGGGGTGGCAGACGGAGAACGGCTATAACGTGCCGGTGTGCTCGCCATTCAGCGTTGAGAAATGAAAACCCGCAGCGCCGACTCCCTTGCGCGCGATCACACGGAGGAAGCGGTAGGAGTTATCCATGACATCATGCTTGATCCGTTCGCGGAGAATAAGGATCGACTGCGCGCGGCCGAAACGCTGATCGATCGCGGACACGGTAAGGCGGTGTCTGCGGTCATCTCGGTCCCCGTGGCGAAGCGTGTTGCCGCAGCGCTCGCCACCATGTCGGATGAGGAGTTGTTGGAGCGCATCCGCGAGGAGCCGCTGCCTCGGCTCATAAATGATCCTCCGCCGCAGTATACCTGCCCGGTGGAGGACTGCCCCGGCGATCACGCCTCCAAGTATGAGTTCTGCGGTAAAGTAGAAGACGCTGTAGACCCGTTGCTACTCTGATGAGCTATGGAGCCCATCACTGCCCAATACGCGGCAACGGAGCTGCTGCGGCGGCAACGTGCGCGCAACTCCCTAGCCGAATACAGCCAAGCGATCGAGATCCCCGGCGTCCCGATGATCGAGTTCGAGGACGAAGAGGAGGATCTCCAGTTCGACGACAATGGCATGCCGATCGGTGGCGGCCAACTGCTTACCGGGCTTCGCCCCGACCCGATCTACACGCCAGTGGAGGAGCGCATTGCGCTTCACCACTACGTCATGATGCTGGAGATTCAGCGATGCATCGAGACATTTCGCGGTCGGCTAATGATTTTCGCCCCGCCCGGCTCCGCCAAGTCAACCTATGCCGGCGCTGTTGGCGTTTCCTGGGCTATGGGCCGGAAACGGAATCAACAGATCATCCTCGGCTCGTACGGCTCATCGATTGCCGCGAAGCAATCGCGCAAAGTGCGGACCATATGCAAGGACCCGCGATGGAGTGCGCTTTGGGACACACGTCCGCTATTACTCGATGATCAAAGGGCCGTAGACGACTGGAGCCTAACCAACGGCTCGGCTCTCATGTCGGCGGGGCTCCTCGCCGGGATCACAGGAAACCGCGCAGACGGTGTCGTGATCGACGATCCTGTTAGAAATCGTGAGGAAGCAGACAGCCCCACGATCCGCGAGAAAACATACAACGAATATATTGACACCATCATGACCCGCGCAAAGCCGGGCATGTGGTGCATCATCATTCAAACACGCTGGCACGAGGATGATCTCGCTGGCTCGATTCTCCCCGCAGACTACGCAGGCGAGAGCGGCGTTATCAAATGCCGCGACGGACAGACGTGGCGCGTGTTGTGCATCCCGGCCGAAGCCGAACGCGATGACGATCCCCTGGGCCGCAAGAAAGGCGACTTCCTTTGGCCTGAGTGGTTCCCGGCCGAGCACTGGAGCACGTGGCGCGATAACCCGCGAGCGCAGCGCACCTGGGCCGCGCTCTACCAACAGCGGCCCGCGCCCTTCACGGGTATCCACTTCCACCGTGACATGTTCCGCTACTACGATCCGAGCTTGCCGCGCACATGATCTTCACCAACGGCCACGAGCCCGTATCCCTCCCATCACGTTTGCGCGTTTACGGCGCAACTGACTGGGCCACGATGGAGCCCCGGAAGGGGAAGAAGGAACCCGACTTCACCGAGCACGGGGTGTGGGGGATCGACAAGAACGGCTACCTGTACGCACTCGACTGGTGGTCCAGGCAGGCGGAGACGGACAAGGGGACGGATGCCTTCCTGCAGCTCGTCAAGCGCCACAAGCCGGTCAAATGGTGGAACGAAGGCGGCACTCTGGACAAGGGGCTGGCACCTCACGTGCGCAAAGAGATGCGCCGCACGCGTACGTTTACCGTGTTGGAATCACTCCCGAGCATTCTCGACAAAAGCCTGAAACTGCAGGCTTTCCACTCCATGGTTGCCAACGGAATGGTGTACTGGCCGCTCAACGCTCCGTGGGCCGAGCGCGTCATAGACCAACTCATCAAGTTCCCCGGCGGCCGTTGGGATGACGCAGCGGACGTGTGCGGGTTGATCGGTCGCGGGATCGACCAGATGTTCGACGCCACGGAGAAAGTAGACGAACGCAAACCCATGCTAATACCCTTCACCGAAGCGTGGCTCGAATATAACGACCGGAACCAGAAACCGAAGGTGAGGTATTTCGCGTGATTTCCACTTCGGGCATCAATAGCGGCGGCGACGCCGGGCAGTTGACCGACCCGCAGCAGGCGGCCAACGGCGGGATGCAATTCGGGGGCGCCGAGAAGCAGCCGGGCGAGGTCGAGGACGACGCCAAAGAGGAGAAGCTCGTCTCCAAACTGTGGAAGACCTACGAGCGAGCCCGCAAGTTCGATGAGAATTTCCGTAAACAGGTTGCGATCGACCGGCGCTACGCCGCTGGCGTCTCGGACCTCTCGTGGGCAGTCACCACGAACCTTATCGGCGTCTTCATCGACATCCTGACCGCGATCCTCTATGCGCGTGACCCGGATGTATCTGCAAAGAAGGCGCAGCAGGTTGACGAGTTCGGCACTTCGCAGATGGAAGCGTTCGCCCTGACACTCCAGATTGTGATCTCGCAGCTCTGGCGCAAGGGCAAGTTGAAGAAGGCGGCAAAGAAGGGTGTGCGCTCTGTGCTCAGCACGGCCGAGGGTTGGCTGAAGTGCAACATGATCTCGGAAAAGGAGCCGCATCCTGAGACGCAAAAGGCGTTGAATGATGCGCGCGAGACCGTTGCCCGGTTGCACGCGCAAATCCAACTGTTGGAGGACCCGGAGGACAAGGACCCGGAGACACTCGAGGCGGAGAAAGCCGAGAAAGAGGCGCTCGTTGAGGAGCTGTCCGATAAGTTGGAACTCGCTGTCAACAAGATGTTCGCAATCGACTTCATACGCACCGAGCGCATACAGGTTTCCACCGATGTTGAGTCGATCGAGGACTATCTTGACTCGGATTGGATCGCCGATGAGCAGTACATTCTGAAGGAGGATGCGCTGGAGCGCTTCCCCCGGCTCAAGACCGAGGATTTGGAGTCGGCCAAGAACTACTACCAGAACGAGCCCAAAGAGATGACGACGCGAGACCTCGACGGCTCGCTCCCGCAGGGCACGATCACGGCAGAAGCGGCCCAAGCGTTCACCACAACGACATCCGCCTCGGAAGCTCCGGCGTATCTGCGCTGTGTTGAGCTATGGGACCGTCGCGACAAACACATTCGCACGATCATTGACGGGGTGAAGAAGTGGGCCAAGGAACCGTTCACGCCAAACTACCCCACAAGCCGGTTTTATCCGTATTTCTATTTCTCATTCTACGAAGTGGATGGGCAGAGGCATGCGCAATCCCTTTCGTGGCGACTCTACAAGCTCCAAGACGAGTACAGTTGCACTCGCTCCAACTTTCGCGTTACCCGTGAGCGCTCCATTCCGGGCGTCTTCTTCAATGCGACGCAGCTAGACGAAGCCGAGGCGCGCAAAATATCGGATTCGAAGCATCAGGAGTACACGGCGGTGCGGCCGGCGGACCCGGCGACGCCGATTGGGAATTTGTTTGCTCCGAAGCCCGTCCAGGGCATTGATATGCGCCTTTACGACCCCTCGCTCATCCTGAATGACATGGAGCGCATCTCGGGCGTGCAGGAGGCGTTGCAATCGGCGATGAGCAAGCCCGGAAATCCGGTCACGGCGACAGAAGCTAACATCCAACAGTCAGGAACGGCTGCCCGGACCTCAACTGACCGCGATTGCCTGGAAGACATGCTCACGGATATGGCGCGGTACACCGCAGAGCAGGCGCTCCAATGTTTGACTGCTCAGGAAGCCATGCGAATGGCCGGCAAGATGGCCTTTTGGCCAGCCGGCATGTCGATCGAGGACCTGTTTACGCTGGTGGAAGTCAACATCACGGCAGGTTCTACCGGCAAGCCCAAGACTGCTACAGATCAACAGGCATGGGCGCAGGCGTTGCCCGAGATCAAGCAATCGATTCAGGAAATCCGACAGGCGCTCGCCTCTGGTGATATGGCGACAGCGCAATCGCTCACAGAGTTGCTCAAAGAGACCATGAAACGCTTGGGCGATGAGACGGATGTTGAGCGGTTCCTCCCGAAAGCACCGCCTCCGGGCTCTCCGGGCGCGGGCGCACCGCCGCCGCCGGATACGCCGAAGATCAATGTCAGCATCAAGGGCATGATCGACCCGGCAACCTCGGCTCAACTCGTTTTGCCGGCGCTCGCACAGGATCAGCGTGCGATGCAGCCGCCCCCTCCACCTCCAGGCGCGGCGCCGCCGGGTGCGTCCCCCGCCCCTCCGTCGATGCCGCCGCCTGGAGGCGGACCACCCCCGCCCGGACCATAAGAAAGCAACAGGCGAACGGCCCCATAACAGGAAAACAGCATGTCAGCGGAAAACGAAGAGACAGTCATGGATGTCATCAACGATGCGCTCGGAGTTAGCGAGTCTACGGAGAGCACCGAGCACGAGGAGCCTAGCGAGCCGGAGGAAACTACCGAGGAGGCTGGTACCGAGCACGAGGGTGCCGAGGAAGAGGGCGCCGAGGAGGAAGGCGCTGAGGAAGGCGCCGGAGCCGGCGAGGGCCGGCAGCGCGGGCCTGATGGCAAATTCCTCCCGAAGGCCGACAAGACGGTAGAGGGCAAAGACGGCAAGCCGGGCGAGAAGCCGGGGCAGCCGGCGAAAGAGCCTGATCCGCTGAATGACCCGATTCCGAAGGATCTCAAGCAAGAGACCCAACAGCGCATTCGCACGCTGATCGACCGCACGAAGGATGCGGAGACGCGCGCCTCGAAGTTCGAAACGGACTTCAACTACATGGTGCAGGGCGTCCAAGCGACCGGCGCGTCCCCTGATCAGTACGGCGAAGTGTTGAGTTGGCTTGCACTGTTCAACAGCGGCGACCCGTCGCAGCAGGGCAAGGCGCTTGAGCTGCTGGAGTCGGTCGCCGATCGTCTTGCGACGATGATCGGCCGTGAGCGTACAACCTCCGACCCGCTGGCGAACCATCCTGACTTGGTGGCCGCTGTTCAGAAGAGGGAGATTACGGAGAAGTACGCTAAGGACTTGGCGCGGAGTCGCAATCAGGGCGCTTTCCGCAACGAGCTGGCCACTTCCCACAGTCAGACGCAGGCTGCGCAGCAGGAGGCGACGCGCGTGCGCAATCAGGCGCGGTCTGATCTCAACGCGCTGGAGACTCGGCTCAGCCAGTCTGATCCGCAGTATGCGCAGAAGAAAGCGCAGCTCGTGCCGATCCTACAGGTTACGTTCGCGAACATGTCGCCGGACAAATGGCCCGCAGCGTTCGAGGCAGCCTACAAGAAACTGAGGCTTCCCGGTGCGGCGGCTCCGGCTGCGCGCACTGGTACGGTGCCAAAGAATCAACCGATGCGGGGCGGCAAGGGCGTCGCCTCGGGGGGCGGCGGGACTGGCATGAACGACGGCGGCCCGAAGACGATGTTGGACGCAGTGAACGGCGCGCTCTCGCGCATGGGGAGGTAGCACATGGCAATGGTAGACATGAAGCGCACCAAAGCCGACAAGGTGGCGGAGAAGAAGCACTATGACACCCTCGGCGGTGGCGGCGAGAACGACTACCACCACGGGCTCTCCGTCCATCTCGACCATGAAGCGCTCAATAAGCTCGGTATTACCAACATGCCGAAGCCGGGCGACAAGTTTCAGGTGAACGCTCACGCGCACGTCAAATCGAGCGAGGAAGAGCACCGCGACGGCGGCGAGCCTCGGCGCCGCATGGTGTTGGAGCTTCGCAAGATGGAATTGGCCGCCGTGAACCGTGCGCAGAAAGAAGACGTACACGAGGGCAAGCTCAAAGGCGCCAAAGCGGCGATGGATCAGGCACTCGATCAGATGGAAGGGGAGGAGAGATCATGAGTTGGAGCGTAAACGCGATCGGCAAGCCTTCAGCGGTGAAGGCGCATTTGGAGACGCAGTTTGCCGCTGCGAAGTTAGGTACGGAGCACATCCCACAGGAGCGGGATTCTGTGGCCGCCATTGAGGCAGCGGTCAACAGCCAATTGGACTTCCTGGCCGAGGTGCCGGGGATCGCCGTACACGTGCAGGCGGGCGGAAGTGCGTGGAAGGGTGTCACAGCCCAATTGCAGGGTAGTGCCACCTGCAACTTGAAGTTCGAGACCATCTACGGGTTCGTTGAAAGCTGAAAAGTAGACAAGGTTGGCGCGGCATGATTTTCTATGCCGCGTCAACCTTCGGGCGTAACCCTGGAATCGCCCCCCAGGCGCCCGTTCACCGGGCGGCGTAGTTCGGATTCGCACTCCGTGAAGGCTAGTTGGTTCGTCCATCTACCTTTGTGGAGTGCAGAACATGCCGTTTACTACCGAGCAGTTGGGCTATGCGGGCCTTGCTGCAATCAATTTCTACCTGCGGAATGAGCCGGTCGATCAGATCAATATCGACCGCCCGTGGATCAAAAAGCTGATGGAGGGCAAAAAGCCCTACGTTGGCGGCCTCCAGTTTGTAGTCGAGCAGCTCCGCTACAGCAACGACTCGAACTTCCAGTCGTATTTCGGTGACCAGCAGGTTACCTACAACCGTAAGCGCACGCTCCAGCAGGCGAAGTTCACGTGGGGCTCCTTCCACGATGGCTTCGGTCTGAACGAGGACGAGCTGACGCAGAACGGAATCATCATGACGGACGACAAGTCGTCCACTCCGAGTGAATCGGAGAAAGTGCAGCTCACGAACCTCCTGCAGGAGAACAGCGAAACCCTGAAGCTCGGCTTTCAGGAGAATTTCGACTACATGCTCCATCTGGACGGTACGCAGAGCGCGACCAATATCCCCGGATTGGATCAGTTGGTCTCCACAACTCCGACTGCCCCGATGGTCATCGGCGGCCTCGACCAGAGCGTGTATCCCTGGTGGCAGAACAACGCGAGCATCGGTATCAGCACCGGCACCGCAGGCAATCTGACTGACCAGTTGGAAATCCTCTGGCGTAACTGCACGCGCTTCGGCGGCTACTCGCCCGATTACATCCTGTGCGGCGAGGCGTTCATTGACGCCTACCGTAAGGATGCGAAGGCAACCGTCAACCGCACCATCATGCAGAGCGGGACGAAGCAGAAGCCGACCGAACTCGACACCAGCGTGGGCGAGGAGAACCGCACGGGGCTGTATTTCAAGAACCGGGAACTGATTTGGGACCCGGTGATGACCGTGCTGGACCAGCTCTACGCGCCGAGCGTGCCCTGGGTCAAGCGGTGCTACATGTTGAATTCGCGGTTTATCAAACTGCGTCCGATTCAAGGGCACTGGATGATCACCCGCACGCCCCCGCGCGTGTACGACCGCTATGTCCACTACTGGGCGCTGACTGCGAAGGCAGCTCTCACGACCGGCAAGCGCAACGCACACGGCGTGGCGTCGATCGCCTAATCAACACGGTGCGCCGGCTTCGGCCGGCGCTCCACTGAAACAGAATTCAGGAGACAAACATGCAAGTCTTGGCAGTAACCAACCTCCCGATCTATCTGCCTTTCGATAAGGCGCCGGTCCCGTTCGGCGACCCGCTTGAAGGCATCTCCGTGACCGCTGCGGCGCCGGGCGTCGTAACGGCCCCTGGCTACGATGCGCCTGCGGCCGGCGATGCGGTGTCCTTCAGCTTCACGGCTGGCGGCTCAATGCCCGCGCCCCTGGTGGCTGGTCAGCAGTACTTCGTTGTGAGCCCGAGTACCGACACGTTCTCGGTATCGGCCACAAAGGGCGGCTCGGCGATCACCACGACCACGACCGGCGCCAACCTCGTGTTGCACTTGCTCTCCGGGCAGGTGGACGGCGTAACGCTGCCCTTCAAGCCGGGCAATACGGTGCTGGTTGAAAACAACAGCGGCGGCACTTTGGTGCTCCAGGGCGCCCCTGATGTGAACGCAGCGGCTCCGGGGCAGGGCTACAACCCGCCTGGAGGTCCGGGCACGTACGTGCAGATCGCGAGCGTCGCGGCGGGCGGCCAGCAGCTCGTGCAGTTGGGGTTCGATTGGATTCGGGTGAGCACCGCCGGAACGCTCTACCTCATCCAAAACTAAACAGGAGAGCCCCATGCGCTACGAACGAGTGACGGTTAAGCGGGACAGCCAGACGACCTACAACAAGGGTGTCTTCCCGTGGGAGATCCCGATTCTCGAATTCACTTTCGAGGAAGGGAATGTGCAGCGGTTGCACGAGTTTGAAGTTACCGACATGGCCTACCCGGAGGCTCGCGAGGAGTTCTTCCGTCTGGAGAAGGCATACGGCTCGGACCCGGACAGTGGAATACCGTACGTGGCTTCTGTGTACGGGCAGGCACAGGCAGGCGTGAGCACTCTTCGCAAGTTGATTGCCGAGGCCCAAGCCGCCGAAGAGGCAGCGAAGCCGAAGCGACGGCGCCGGAAGCTTGAGTTTGCCAACGATCCACTGATGGCTTGAATGGGGCTCCTATCGCTGGTGGCGATAGTTTGCGGGCCGGGCTAAACCCCCGGCCCGCTTTTTAGAGGGCGCGATGGCGGGCAATGGCGATATCAACCGACCGGATGCCTGGACAGAGGACTCACCAACACTAGGTGTTGGTTCGGTCGCGGCTCCGGCGCCGAAAGGCGATATCGTCCTAGATGCGCCGAGCCCAACAGACCCGGACTTCTACTTCGGGTCGTTCACCCTCAAGGCGGCGAGCCCGACGCTAGGAGTTGGAAGCGTAGGTACTCCGGCCGGCAGAGGACAACCGGAGTCACCAGTTGCGTGGAGTGCAGTGGCGCCGACGCTCGGAGTCGGCTCGATCGCGGCGGTAGGCGGACATGGTGAAGTCATGGACCCGCAAGCGTGGGAGGCAGACGCCGCGACGCTTGGAGTCGGGACCCTCCCCGCAGTCAGCGGGCGCGGAGACGTTGGAGACTTCTACGCGCCCAATGAAGTGTTTGCCGGGGTTATGGAGACGTGGGTGGTTGGCTCGCCAACCATTGGTGTTGGAAGTCTCCCAATGCCAACCGGGCGTGGAGACATCAGTAATCCGTGGTCATGGCAGGACGCGGTGTCGTATCTGACGAGTTGGACGTACCCCGTCACTCCGTCAGATAACTACACGCAGGCGCCAACGCTGGCTTCGGGGCGACTGTACAAAGGGCTCTACACGATACTGCCCGAGAACTACACCTCGGGGCTATCGCTTGTTAGTGGCGATATGCACTTGGCTCGGATTAGTTACTCCAACTGGCCCCCGGAGAACTACAGCCAAACGGGGATGGCGCTCACCAGTGGTGAGATGCATCTCGGTCTGATCATTTACGCGAACTGGCCGCCTGAGAACTACACCCAGAGCCCAATGGCTCTGGTGTCCGGCACTCTGATCATTACGACTGGCTATATCAACTACACCAACTGGCCGCACGAGAACTATACCCAGACGGGTCTGACACTGATTGGAGGCACGCTGGCATGAACGAATCACCGCTTCTTTGGCTCCCGAAGATCAAGGACATCCTTATCGAGCCCGATCTCGTGCCACGGGTGAGGGTTGCCGGCTGGTTCAAGTTGGAAGCGATCGGGCTAGACGGTCGCGTGCGCCCGCTAGCGGAGTTCCCGAACCTCATCACGAACGGCGGTCTTGACCAGCTCGGCAACTCAGCTCAGGGCGGAGGGCCGTGGAATACGTGCGCTGTTGGCTCGGGAAACACTGCGCCCGCTATCACCGATACAACGTTGCAGAGCATCGTCGCTTCGACGACGACGGACTTCAGTGACAACGGCCTGGGCACAGCGCAGAGCACACCCCCGTACTTCGGGACGGGGATTAAGACTTGGCAGTTCGCAGTCGGAGCGGCGGCGGGAAATCTGTCTGAGGTCGGAGTTGGTCAAACTGCTACGGCCCTGTTTTCGCGCGCGCTGATTTTGGATGGCGGCGGAAGCCCAACAACGATAACCGTTCTCAGCAACGAAGCCCTGAACGTAACGTACACACTTAACCAATACCCGCCAACCGCTGATGTGACCGGCAGCATCACGCTCAACGGAGTCAGCTACGCCTACACGATCCGGGCGGCGAACGTCACCGCGACTGCGTGGGGAGGCGGCCCCGGCGGGTTCACCGGAATGGCTCTGGACGCCGGCTCGACATTCAACGGAGCGATCGGCGCAATAACCGGACAACCGGGCGTTGTGACTGGCACCCCGCAGACTGGCGGCTTTAGCTCCATTACGACCGCATCGTATACGGTGGGCACATACACGCGGCAAGCCACGGTGCAGGCCGATATCAATAGCAGCAACCTTGGGGGCGGGGGCATCGGGGCGATGCTGCTCACTTGGGGTAACGGTCGTGGCAGCGGTGGCTCATCGGCAGACAACCGTGGTCAGTACCAAATGGGATTCACCCCGAAGATCCCCAAGGACAACACCATGGTGTTGACATTGACCGTGCAAGTCGGGTGGACGCGCGGCCCATGATGCCGAACAACACACTATCAGTAACGCCGATTGTTGCGCCGTTCCAAGCCCCCCGTGGCGCGCTGCGCAGCCTTGCGGCTGACGGACTTTCGGACCTTCACTTCGGGGGAGTCGCGCTAGGCGATCCGTCTCAAGGGTTGACGTTTCAGTTATGGAGGGTGTCTGCCAAGTCGGACGGCATCTATCTGGCTGCGCCTAATACGCCGTCGTTCAAGATTCTCGATATCCGCGCTGCCGTGTGGGTGGCGTTGTCATTCGACCAGAACGCGCGGCCCTTTATTGCGTGGGTTGCGGACGAGTCGGGGACTGCCAACTTCTATTGGTTCGACACCACGATAAACAACTTCCGGATTACGACACTCGCCGGGCCAATCTTTCGCATCTTCGCCACTCTCGACGATCCCCGCCCTGTGGAGATCCAGAACGGCGACATCATTCTGGCCTACGTGCGTAGCGGGAACCTATTCACCCGTGTGCAGCGCGAGAGGTTTGGTGTTGAGCACAGCTTCGGTATCGCTCCGGGGAGCCTAGTCCAGCTCGGGCTCAATTTGAAACTCCGGCTGCAGTTCGCATTCCAGAACGCCGGTGACCGGCTGCTGCCTCCCCAAGAGTACTCCCCTTCACTCGGTGTCAACGAACCGGCTTAGGAAACAGCATGACCCTTTCAGTCACGAATTCAGACGGCCGGTACTACTGGCAGGGCAACGCCAATGGTGTCACGGGCGGTCAAATCAACTTCGTTGGCGACCCCGCGCTACTGACTGGTGTCGCAGCGCTGACGTGGACGATCTCTCAGCGCTCAAGCGATGGTAGCTACCCGGTCGTGACGTACTCGACAGACGGGGGCACAACGCTGCACAGCCAACAGGTTGGAAGCGAGGGCACCCCGCAGCAAACTATCGACGAGAGCGGTCTCATCAAGGTCAGCCTCAACGGTGCGACTGGCTTCTCGATCAACGTTACCTCTGGCGGTGGTACGGCAACAGCCGGCGCTACTCAGTGGGTACTCGCGGTTGCCATCACGCGCAATGCGGATGAGACCTTGCCGTGGGATTTTCCGAATCCGTTCGATCCAATCTCCTACAACTGCGACAAGTTGGATCTCAGCGGCTACCCGGCTCAAACGCTCGCGCAGCTCAGAACGCGGCTGCTGATCCGCTTGGGGTTCGCATCTCAGGCCGCCAATCCGCCGCCCGGCATGGCGACGTTCTGTAATGAGCTGCTGCTAAGCGCGCAGAACTTCATATATCGCCGCTACCCGGCGCTGCATACGCGGCGATTCTTCCGATGGAAGTTGATCCCCGGTCAACGCTTCTACTCATTGAAGGACAACGATGACGACGTGTTGTCCACCTTCCATATGGACCCACTGAAGAAGATTGAGTGGGCCGGAATCCAAGACACCCGCAATGTCTGGTATCCGCTCATTGAGGGCATTCCGCCGCAGCTCTACACGATGATTACCAAGCCGTGGCGACCGGCGCGGTACGACATTCGGCAGGGGATCGAAGTCTACCCCGCGCCGGATCAGACGTATTGGCTTTGGATGCGGGCGCATTTTGGGCTGCTGAGCTTCGTGAATGACAGCGACGCGGCGACGATCGACAGCGAGTTGGTGTTGCTACACGCGCTCGCAAACGGGAAAGCCCACTACGGACACGCGGACGCGAACGACATTGCGCAACAGGCGAACTCCTACCGTGGCGAGCTGATCGCGGGCACACATAAGACTGCTCGATATATCCCCGGCTCGTTTCCGATCCCACCAGCGGTGCGGCCGACCCTCATCCAGTTTCAAGACAACCAGTCGGGTTGAGCATGAAGCCAATCCCCATAACAGCGGTACGCGGCGGGATCAACCGCCTGAAAGTCAAAGGCGGCGCTCGCGCCGACATGCTTTACGACTTGGTGAACGCGTACATCACGCAGCAGGGCACTATCGTTCCGCGCGAAGGCACTATCCGCGCCGCTACGTTGACCAACCAAACCGTTGGGCTCGCCGCCTTCAATGGACAGCTCAACGTGTTTGCTACGTCATTGCAGACCGTGCCTGCGGGCTATGTATGCAACCTGCTCCTACACCCGACGAACCCTGCGGCGACGCTGAGCAAAATTTGGTTCGCAAAGCCCTTCATGGGCTTCCCTTACGTCGTGGCGCAATTCAGTACTGGCGAGGTCTTCCACTACTGGCTTCAGAGCAACGGGACTTGGGCGCCTAACACGGTCTACATGACCGGGAACATAGTGACCCCGCTCGCATCGCCCAACGGATTGGCCTTTCAGGCTGTTCGCGATTTGGCGCCTAACACGACGTGGCAGCCTGAAACGACCGTCGCGGTCAATCAAATAGTCGAGCCCACCACTTATAACGGCTACGCCTTCAAGGCTATCGCCGTGCAGGGCACCTCCCCGCACACCGGCAGCACTGAGCCTGCATGGCCGTCCGTGCTCGGCGGGGTTGTGCAGGAGTTCGGCGATTTCGACATGTCCTCGTCGAGCACGGGGACAACGCAACTGCCCGCGTCAACTGCCGGCGCACCCGTGCCGTTGGGCGCGAACATCACTGACAGGTATGGCAACGCGGCCACGATCCTGAATCAAGCGGGCACGGCCGGCAACGCCTCAACGACAGTGCAGGCGTCCACCAGCGTGACGATTTGGGCTCCGGGTACGCTCTACTCCCCTGGCGCCGTCGTACAGCCGAGCAACACGCAAGGCGCTTTCGTCAACGCTATCCCCAACGGCGACTTTGAGGCCGGGAATGATGGCAACTGGACTCTCAGCTCCAGCAACGTGACGTTCTCCTCAACGGGTCAGTATCAGGGCAATCTTTGTATCAAGTTGCAACCGGGCGCCGGGCACGGCACCGAATTTGTGAAGATGACCAACTTTGGCGTGGTGAGCCCCGGCCAGAGTGTCACTGCTACGGCGTATCTGAATCCGAACAACAACGGCGCCAATACCACAATGACGCTGAGTCTGAACTGGTATGACTCTAGCGACACGCTCATCAGCACCACCAACAGTGCAGGGCAGCAAGGCGGCGGCTATCGGCAAGTAGGTGTCACGGGCAATGCTCCGGCCAATGCCAAGCACGTGCGCGTGCAGATCACATCGGCGACCGGCACAAGCCCGAACCCGAGCTTCGCGGACCTCGTGACGTGGAGCCTGGAGACTGCGGCAGCAGTGTCCAACTTCCTGTTCGAGGCGGTGCAAGCCACTGCCGCGACCTCCGGCTCGTCTGAGCCCGCATGGCCAACAACAGCGGGCAACACGGTAGTTGATGGCGGGGTCACGTGGAAGGCGATCGGCACCTCGATCATCACGTGGCAGGCGATCCCGATAATGCAGTCGGGCGCCACTGAGCCGGTATGGCCCACAGTAGTGGGTAACACCGTGAAAGACGGCAACATGTCGTGGGTATGCATCAACCGGCAGATAACCGATTCGAAGAATCCTAACAGTAAGGCCGTATGCCTCTCATCGTCGCATGTCTTTCAGGGCAATAACGATATTGTCTCCTTCAGCGCGGTCGTGGACCCCACGGACTACACGAGCGCGAACAACGCCGGTTTCCTGCCAACCGGCCTGAACAACTATGGCGATAACCCCGTGGCGGTGCTCGGGCTGTACCGATCCAACCTCGTTGTAATGAACGCGGGCGGGTATCAGATGTGGCAGACCGACCCTGATCCGCAGAACATGGCGTTGCTCGATGCGCAGCCTGTTGGCTCGGTCCACACGCGGGCGTCGCAGTCGGTAGCCAACGACTTGCTGTTCCTGGCAGAGGTGGGCATCCGCAACATCGGTACAGCGGGGGCGACTGCGAACCTGCAAATCGGCGGGACTGGTCAGCCGATCGATGTGTTGGTGAAGGCGCAGCTCAAAGCCGCAACCTACGATCCATTTGCGCTCTACTACCCCGGCCGAGGTCAATACTGGTGCATCTTCGGGCCGCAGGCGTTCGTGCTCACGGTCAATGGCCAAGGCAACAAGAGCTGGAGCCGCTACACCTTTCCCGACTCGCTTACGGACTGGTGCTTGCTCGGTGAGACGCTGTACTTGCGCTCGGCTGGAAATCTGGTTTGGCAGCTCGACTACAACACGTTGGTGGACGACTCGGGCGGCGCGAACACGGCTTTCAACAGCACGATTCAGTGGCCCTACCTCGATGCCGGCGTGCTCGGCGTCAACAAAATGATGGTTGGCATCGACTTGGTGGGTACGGGGGCGTGCTCGATTCAGATAGCTTGGAATGAGCAAGACAACACGTCGTTCTCTGATGACCCCGGATTTGGGACTTCACTGAGCGTTACGCCGTCCTTCAACGTGGCAATCGTCGATACGGTGCCGGGCCAGCCGATACCTTTCCCGATTACCGCGCCCAGTTACAGCGTGATTCTGACTTTCAACAGCAACCAACCCGGACTCGACGCGAAGAACAGCGCCTCGTGGGAGTGGGATGCCGCCAACGTGTACGTGATCGACGCCGGCGGCGGAGGAGCGACGGGATGATCCGATGTTTTACGAACCCCTTTTTAGGGGACATCTTCCAAGTCTGCGCGAGCATGCCGCAGGACGAGCGGGCGCAGATTGAGGCGTTCGTGGGGGAACCATGGGACCTCGACCGTGCGTCTGTGGGCAACTTCGTGGCACCAGGGCCGAAGTGGGTCATAAAGCACGCTGAAACAGAGGAGGACTTCGCGGTCGGCCGCGCTACGCCCATCGTGGTAGGCGGTTTCGTGCCGCAGCGCCCCGGCGTGTGGCGGGACTTCCTGCTCACAACCCCGCAGGCGTGGAGTGACCACTGGTTTGCATGCACGCGCATCTGTCGCCGCGTCATGGACGCCATGTTTGTCAGCGGGCAGGCCCACCGCCTGGAGTGCATCGTGCCGGTGCCTCGGGTGGAAAGTAGACCCGAGCTATGCCGATGGTACAAAGTCCTCGGCTATAACGAAGAAGGGCTCCATCACGGGTACTGCGCCAATGGCGCGGATGCGTATTGCTTTGCGCGGGTACAGCACTGATGGGCACCAACAATTCAGCGGCCAATGCGGCGACGGCAGCGGATGCGGCGCGGCAGCAGCAGATACAGCAATCGATCTCGCAGATCAATAACGCCTACTCGTCGCCGCAACGGCAGGCGCAGTACGACGCGTATGGCAAAAACCTCAACGATTATTACACCGGGCAGGTGAATGAGCAGGAGGCTACCAATGCGCGCAACCTCAAGTTCGCGACCGCTCGATCTGGTCTCACTGGCGGCAGCGCGAACGTTGACTCGAATACGCAGCTCCAAAAGGACTACTCCAAGGGCTTGCTCCAGGCATCACAGACTGCGCAAGGCGGGAAGGCGGCGTTGGAGCAGAGCGACATCAACGCGAAGAACCAGCTTACCGGGCTCGCGCAGCAGGGTAACTACCTAGGGGTGCTCCCGCAGCAGATTGCCACGGCGCAGAGCGCGAGCATCGGTGCTGCGCAGAACTACGGCAACGCCAACTCACTCGGCAACCTCTTCGCGAATACCGCAGGCATCTACCAAAACGAGGCGACGGCGGCGGCGAACCGAAGGGCACAGACATCGCCAATCGGAAGCCTCTACGGCGGCATGGGTGGGTATTAAACATGGGCGGCCATTCTTTCTTCACTAACCTCGGTAGTTGGATGGACCCCGTACAGCAGTTTGCGGGCAAGAACTCGTGGGCCTCGCGGATGGCGAGTTATGACCCGCTGATGAGTTCGTCTGTCGGGAAGTACATCGATCCGGCTGCTGCGCAGAACGGGCAGGCGTACGCGAACCGAAACAACGTCAGCGGGTACCCCAATCCGACGCCCTACGCCGGAGTGACGCCAACGCTACAGGACGCGAACAACGGTTACGTGCAGGCGGCACAGAAAGTGACGCAGCAACAGCAACAGCAGCGGCAACAGTCGCCGTATCAGGGTGCATAACATGGGATCGCATGCTTTCTTCAAGCCCGTGAAGTCGATCTCGCCGAGCGGGATGAACCTAGAAGCTCGCGCGATCGGTGCGGGCGGTTTCGCTGCCAAGGCGGCTGGAGCTGGAGCGCAGAAAGACATCGCGGCGGCCTCGGCACTCTACAAAGCGGGCCGGTTAACGGCGGCTACGAAGGATGCGGCGTCGGCCGCTCCCGGCCCTAAGAAGGTGTAGGCATGGGTACAGAAGAATTTTGGATACCGGCGGCCGTCTCTCTGCTCGGGAGTGGCGCTGAGTATGTGAACCAAAAGAACGCGAGCACGCGCCAGAACGACGCGCAGATTTCCGCCCTCCAAGACCAACAGAAGTTGGAGGATCAGGCGCGCAATCAAACAAGCCAGTTGACGCAGCAGATTGCGCGCGACACGCCGACGCAGATTGCGAACAAGGCGACGGGCGATTATGTCTCTCAATTGCGTCAGAACGCCGCCGGCTCTACGCAGGGCGGCTCGACCACGGGCGGGGACCAGACGTTCGGGCAGTCAACGTCGTCTCTGGCACCCGCAACCGCTGGCAGCTCTCAGTACAAGGCTGCTACGGCGGGCTCGCAACAGCAAGTGCAGCAGTACGGCGATAACTACGCGAAGGAAATGGGGCAGCTCGACGCGGCGACTCGTCAGCGGCAGAACGAAGGGCTCGGAATGCAGACCCTTGGGACTGCGTTCAACACGTTGGGTGCACAGAGCTACTCAACTAACTTCGTTGATCAGCTCCGCGCGGCAACGCAGGGCCAAGCGAATCCGTGGGTGTCGTTGATGTCGAACCTGCTGAAGAACGGTGCGAATGCGTACGCAATGAACCCAGGCGCGGGGAAGACGCCCGTGAACCCGTGGCTCATGCCGAATGCAGGCGGTTACAACTATTGGGGTGCCCCCATTGACGCTGGCAACAGCGGCTACGGCGTCCCCACAGCTCCGGTGGCATAACATGGCACAACTAGGGGATCTTCTGGCGGGGGCGGCTGGACGGCCGGTGGACCGCATCGGGCTTGAATCCGCAGTAATGCAGGGGCAAGCCCTGGCTGGTCTGCGCTCGTCGCAGACCGAGGAAGCGCTTGCCAAGGCACAGGAGACGCGCGACCAGATAGCGGCGCGCAGCCGCCTCGGCGATAGCCTGTATCAGATGTTGGACCAGCAAGGCGACCCCCATGCGCGGACCAACTCCGTAGCGGCTACCGATGCAATGATTGCAGGTTTTGGCGACGCCAAAACGGCTATGGGCATGATCGATCAGGCCCAAAAGAATCGAGCATTTGCTACGGTCACTGATCCGAATGCGGACCCGAACGCTCGTCTTGCAGCGGATCAGGGGTTAAGCCCCGGCGCTCAACCCTTCCAGGCGGCGGAGGGGCAGCTCATTCCGCGCTTCGCGCCTAACTCTCAGACCGCTACGCCACAGGTGTATCAAACGCCTGTCAGCACGGCAACGGCGAACGAGAAGCAGGCGAGCGCCAATCTCCACCAAGCACAGGCGGATGTGGGTGGCTTCAACCCACATCAGGCGGGCGTGGCGAATCTGCCGCCGGAACAACAGGCTGCTATTCAACGCGCGGTGGATGAAGGGCGCCTCAACTTCAGGGATATCAACAGCCGGAATGCGAACATCATCGCAAGTCTGGCTATGAATAACCCAACGTATAACTTCAACCGTGCGGCGGCGGACGCGGCGTTGAGCCGGAATGCAACTTTCCAGCAACGGGCGATGGTTGTGGACGCGCTGCCAGGGCTCATGAGCCACACCGTAGCCCTGGGCAAAAAACTCAACTACAGCGACGCAGAGATCGCTGGCTTGGGGGAAAAGTGGTTGAGGGGCCAGAGCAACGACCCCGATCTCACCGAGTACATGAGCGCTCGAAACGATGTCCTACTGAAGCTCGCCAACGTAATGCGTGGTGTCGGAATGTCCGACAAGGCCATCGAAGCTGAGAATGAGGCATGGCATCCGACCCTATCGCCGGCAGGGTTGGACGCGTGGCTTAGAGGGCAGATGTCGGCCGTTGGGCCGCTTATGGAAGGGCAGCGCCGTGCAGCGCACATCGGCGAGCCGGGGGTTGGTGACCAAACACCGAAACCTGCGGTTCCCACAGGAACCACTCCGCCCCCTGCTGGCGGCGCTGGTCCGCCATCAGCATCCGCCTCTGGCGCCTTCACCGAGGGCCAGACGGCGACCAACAAGGCAACTGGTCAGAAGCTAATTTTCCGTGGTGGACAATGGCAACCGCAGTAGCAGCACTCCCGCCCGGCTTCGAGTTGGATCAGCCGGCGCCCGGCAAGGGCGGGTTACCGCCCGGTTTCGAACTGGACGCTCCGCATGCTTCGCCAGCCCCGAAGAACTACGACCCGTGGCCGGCGGACAAGCCGCCCCCGGATGGGTTCCACGTTATCAAAACCAACGGGGCGCCTTACATCGTCCATGATTTTGGGGTGGGCGAGACTACCCGAGCGCTCAGCGACTTGCCGGGCGTCGGTATGGCTGAGCGCTTCGGCCAGGGCGCCGTGCGGCTTGCCGGCAAGGCCGCAAGCGGTATCTTTGGCCTATTCGGGCGCGGCAATCCTGACACCGTGCACGGGGTACAAGACGCGGTAAACGCTACCACCGAGCTGCCACCGTCAAACGATCCGCTTGTGCAGGGCATGGACGCAGTTGGCAATGTTGTTAATAAGGTTGCTGCGCCTGTTGATCGCGCGGTTGGAGACCTACCGCCGGCCTTACGGACTGGAGTGGAAGCAACTGAAGAAGCAGCCCCCGACATCGCTTCGGTTCTAGGACTTCGCGCGCCGGCTGCTGCTACAGGCGCCCGTGTGGCTGCGGAAAGCGGGGAGGCGCCGGTAGCCTCTGCTGTTGAAGCTGCTCGGGGAAGGACTCCTCCCCCTGAGCCAAGGCCAATTGACGCCACCGATGTGACCGGGGCACTTCAGGAGGCGGGCTATCGGCAGCTTCCGCGCCAGAATCCTAACAGCACTCTCCCGCAACGTGTTGGTGCTTCAATCGTGGGGGAGGGGTCCCTTGCTCAGAAACAGACGCTGACGGATCAGGCCGCAACGGATGAGCTGGCACGCAATGAGGCGGAGATCCTACCGGGGCAGGAACTCAACACGGCGAATGCGGAGGCGGCTGCGACTAACGGCCCTGGCAAAGTCTACAACGCCGTGCAGGCCGCACTGCCCCCCGTAATGACCAAAAGCGAGGAACTTCTCTCCCGGCTGAACGGCCTTGAAGACACAACGAGTGAAGTCCCGCAGTCTGACAAAGTTGGTGCGCTTCGAACGAGTGTAACAGCGGCTCCCACGATCACCCGAGAGGGGCTGTTCCAGAACATCCAAGCGATGCGCGCCAAGGCAACGCGGTACTACGCAGCTTCCGACAAGGACCCGGATGCGGCGGAGATCGGCGACGCATACATGCACGCCGCAAACGCCTATGAGGATTTCGCGGAGCAGGAGCTTGGTAAGGTCCCCGATGCTGGAGTCACCGTTGATGACTTCCGCGATGCCCGTACGCGCTTTGCCAAAAACTACGCGGTGCGGGCGGCACTGAATGGAACAAGTGTTGATGCTGCGAAAATCGCGCGGATGCACCAGAGCAATCCGGGGCAGATGACCGGGGGCCTGCAGCTCATCGCTGAGCAGCATAGCCGCTTTCCGCTGTCCACCGGCTTCGGGCCGCGAACGCTTGCACCGGACGGCATTGGAGCCTCCGGCACCGTACCGGGGATCGTAGCCCGCCACGTCACCGGCCCGGCGATCGGCGCCGGCACCGCGCTTATGCTAGGAGGCGGCCCTACGGGCGCCGCAATCGGCGGTGCTGCCGGGCTGCTCACCTCCGAGGCATTTCAGAGCGCCCTGCGCCGCTGGTTAGGCGGTAGCCCCGAGACTGCGGGAGAGACCGCTGCCGGCGCTGCTACCAACCCTCGTCTCGGGAATTTCTTTGGCGGTGATCAATCACCCCCGCCCGGCTGGAATCGCGACTCTGGTCCGCACTGGAGTACAGGGGAAGGTGCAAACCCCAATGCGCCGAACCCACAGGGCGGCCAAGGCGACGTGCCACTTGCCGACGTGCTCAGCCATGGGGTGGAGCAAGGGCCGCCAGAGAGCGTATCCGCCGGTCCTATGGGGGCGCCGCCGCAGGAGGGGCTTACCTTCCGGGGATCACCCGACGCTGTTGGCGCGCGCCCGGTACAAGGCGGCTCGCCGCAACTGCGGCGGGTCACCGATGACTATGGCAGCCAAGTCTATATCGAGCGCGGCAACAATCCGGGGGCGCAAACAGAAACGTCCCCGGTGGAAGGGCGCGCGTCTGGAATCACGCTTGGCGATCGACATGCGGGTGGCGCGGAACCACCCCTTGCGCCGTCACGTGGCACCGTTGGCCGCTTTGGCGATGTCAATGCAGCCACAGGCTCGGAAGGTCGCGTAAGCGCCACGCCGATTGGAGACCTTTTCCACGGCCCAAACATGGACGTTAACCTAGGTCCCATTGCCGGCCAAAACCCGGAGTTTGGCCCAGGAGTTCCGGGGGGCGACCTCCAACGCGCCGAGACGAGCCGGGCTGGTGAAGTTGCGCAAGGCGACCGCCCCGGCCTGGAGGATGTGAACGTCTCGCGCTACGGCATTCGCGGAGCGCCAAAGTTCCCGTACGAGGGACCCCGGCCAACCGGCAAACCCCGATGGACTGGAAAAGGTCCTGAGCCGGAGGAGCCGGAGCCGTTCGATCCCAACACTCCGCCGAAGCGGCCCTCGGGCGGCGGGGGAGCGGGTCAGATGAACCGCGAAGCCATCCTCGGGGACTTGATGGATAGCTGGTTCAACGACCGGAAGTCGCTTGGAGGTCCGACGCCTCGCGCTAGCAATTTCTCGTTTCCGGGCGCGGCCGGCGCTGCGAGTGATGAAAGCATCAGTCGCGGATCGCGAAACCTGATCGAAACGAACGGGGACAACGCAAACACGGTCTCCCGTGGGGTGGATCAAATTGACCTCGCCCCAAAGAAGGGCCACGTCTTTATTGACGCGGACACTGGCAAGTTGGTTGATAGTGGCGGAATGTCCGCGCGGCAGGCGCAGTCTGTCCTGAATCGCTTCAAGGCTCGCAAGACTCTTGCCGATGAGCTGGAGCCCACTCCGCAATGACGAAGCGGGTACAACTTCCGGTCGTCGGCGGGCTGCGAAAGTCCGTCATCGTTGGTGCTACGCAGAGCACCAACCTTGGGACGACCATTCAGGAGTTTGCGAACCAGTCTATCTCACTGGCGCAACTGAAGGCTGCGCTCGGCATCACGACAACGCCCAACACGATCGGCGGCGGGTCTGGCAGTGGCGGCACGCCGGCCGTCCTCGTTGTGGGAGCTGGACTCACAGGCGGCGGCCCGCTGATAGGCAGTGTCGCGCTCGGACTGAACCTACCCCCGCGCGTCGTCAACAAAGGCGCCAATTGGGTCAGCACCGTGGCCCTAACCTCTGGCGCCAATATCGTGTACGTGCAGTGTCCATTGGCTGCGGTGATTCAGCAAGTACAAATCGTCACGTCCGGGGGTCCGGGGAGCTGCGTCGTGGACGTATGGAAGGCTCCTTTCAGCGCATTCCCTCCTACATCGGGCAACAGCATCACGGCATCGGCGAAACCGACTATTTCGAGCGGCGTCAAGTACGTTGACTCAACGCTCACGGGCTGGACGAAGAATATTAACGCGGGCGATGTGTTGGCGTTCTTTCTTCAGTCGGTATCGACCTTCACGCAGGTTCAGATTGTTTTAGAGGTCCAGCAATGACAACCGCAGCAACTAGCACGGTCATCGATCACACCAGCAACGCCGGTTTCCAAGCTTGGGTGGCTGAAGTAGTTACGATGCTTTTCGGCACTGGAGCAAATCAACTCGGCGTCACACAGACAGCGGATACCGGGCAGATCAATCCGGCGACCGTGACGCGACCGGGTGTTACCACCATGGCCGGCTATGTTATCGGGTCTTTCAACGATTCGTTGCAAAGCACCTCGCCGATATTCTTTAAACTGCAATTCGGCACGTTGGGCAGCGCTACAACGCCCGCGATGCAGATACAACTCGGAACAGGTTCTAACGGGTCCGGAACCCTTACAGGGGTTACGACGGCCAATGTCGCCCTAACTAATAACGCTACGCCCTCAAGCACCACCACCCCCTATGTCACCCGTGGCTGCTACAACACTACGGACGGCGTCCTGTGGCTCAGTTGGAAGCTCAACGGAAATGGCGTTACGAACGAGACTATGGGCGGCTTCATGGTGGCCCGGTCAAACAACAGCTCCGGCGTGGCGACCGGGGACGCCGCTCTGCTGATGACCAACGCAAACGGCACTACCGGCGCCGTTTCTAGCCCAAGTTACCTGCAGTCCATAAGTTATCTGTCGAGCCTTGCGTTCGCACCGAATAACGCCTGGGGAGTAGTTCCGTTCAATGTCACTAGCTCGCTCTTCGGTGGCAACACTCAGGTTGGGCCGTGTTTTCAGTACACGCCTGTTTGGGGGATTAGCAATTGGTACGGCATCGGGATTTGCGGCGAGGTAGCGGTGGGCTCCACGACGTCGCTAGCGATGGTCGGGTCTACGGCGCACACCTACATCTCGGCGGGCTCTCCGTTCGGATCTAACAACTTCACGAGCAACAATACCGGCTCTGGGTATCTGGCGAACGGCGGAGCCGCCACCAGCTACACTCTACTGCTGCCTTGGGAGTAGACCGTGGCCTTCTTCCCAGTTGCAAACCTCAAAGGGCCGATGGCGTCCGGGGTAACGATTGCGGGCACGCCAAACGTCGGTCCGTTTCCCGGCCCCACAAAGAACCTGTCAGTCCCCCTACCTCGGTATAACCCGAGTCTGAACGGAGTGACTCCAAGCCCCGCCCATATGATCCCGATCATGCCGCTGCCGGGGACTGGTGGGGGTGGTGGCGGCGGCGGCCCTGTCGGCTCCCCAATCGACGGCGGCTGAGGAAAGTAGACGGACCTCGCAACACCACATAAATTCCGCAACATCTCCTAAGGTGCACCATGACCAAATTGTACGTTAAAGAATTCAAGGGACTGGCCGCTACGCGGCAGAGTGACTCCGTGCTCGCGTTTCCGGCCGATAACAGTCCGGCGGATCAGGTCGTTGATTTCACGGCCGGGGCTGCCAACTCTGCGCCCTTTCAGAAAGGGACGGAGTGGGTGTTGCTCTCGGCCGATGCGGGGTGCTCGATCCTCGTTCAAGCGGCGGCCGGTGCGCAGGCTCCAACAGTGGCGAATTTCCGCTTGCCGGGGAATACCCCGCTCCCGTTCCGTGTGCCGGGGGACGGCTCTTACCTTGTCTCTGCAATCACCAATCCGTAAGGGTGCAACATGGGTGTTGATATCAGCGGTATCGGGCAGGGCCTGTCAGCTATTGACAGCATCATTGGGAAGTTCTTCCCCGATAAAACCGAGGTCGAGAAGGCGCAGATCGCGGGCGCCATGAGCGCCCTGCAAGGCCAGCTCTCAATCGACCAAGCGGAGGCGCAGTCGAACGACCCGTTGCAGCACTGGCGGGGCGGCATGGGTTGGGTGTGCGTTATGGGGTACTTCCACAACTTCATATTCCAACCGCTCGTCAATGATGTGGTGGTGTTGCTCGGAAGGCATGGCTCGCTGCCCGCTCTCGACATCGGCCCCTTGTCTGCACTGACGATGGGCATGCTCGGGCTTGGAGCACTTCACGTTACTGGCCAGATCAACGGTGTCAAATGATCGACCAACTAGTTGATCTGTTATCGGATCGAATCGGGGTCGCAGCGCCGCGCATTTGGGCTTGCACGAGCGTAGGGAGTTGCATGGCTGGTTTTGTTCATTGGTCGATCCCTTATATGCAATGGATTGCGCTGGCGCTTGCGATCTACGCCGGCATTAAGGGCGCCCTGCACAAGAAATGATGCGCCTAGGAGCCAAGGGCGAGGCGTTGATCAAGAGTTTTGAGAAGCTGCGCCTCGTTGCCTATAAACCAACACCCAAAGACAAGTGGACCATTGGATGGGGGCACACTGGGCCGGAAGTCGTTGAGGGGCTGACGTGTACCGAGGAGGAGGCGGAGCGATGGTTCCTTACCGACACCCATTGGGCTGTGCTCGGCGTCATCCGCTCGCTCGACGTGGCGGTGCTGCAGAATCAGTTTGACGCCCTGGTGAGCTTTACGTTCAATGTGGGGATCACCGGCGAGGCGCACTCTACGCTGATCAGCCACGTTAACCAGTACCATTGGGACGCGGCGGCGGATGAGTTCCTGAAGTGGGATCATCAGGACGGCAAAGTGGTGGAAGGGCTGCTCAACCGTCGCAAGGCTGAGCGAACCCTATTCCTTGAGGTATAAAGGACCAACGGCGTCTCTCCCCCGGTTACTGGCGCGACTACTGGGTTTGCCCGAACTCCAAGCGGGGCGCCCTCGCCTGTCGATAGCCCGGTTACCCTGAATCAAAGCCCATTCGCCTGAGGCACAGCCCCCTCGCGGAGGCCCGAAGGTTGGGCCGGCAGGATAAAGGCGTTCGGACCGCTCGCCACGCTTGAGACGACCTAACAACGTCTCCACGAGGCAGCTCCGGGGGAGAGACGCACGGGGGCTAAGACGACTGGGTAGCGAATCTTTGACAGTCAATATAAGTTAGGAGTCCTCCTATTTCCGCCTCTTCATCGCATTCAGCAGTGAAGTTAGAACGTCAGTGTTACCGGCGTGTATCTCCATGACACGCTCGTCTTCGGTGCGTTCGGCTACGATGTCATAGAGGTACACCGGGCGCT